TTGATACAAATCAAAGTATATCATTTAGTGGTTTTGCAGAAAGAAAGTCTAAATAAAAAAATATGGCAACATTAACAGCAAGATTAACATTAGAAAGTACAGATGCTACTTCAGATGCTTTAAGTTTATCTGTAACAGATTCTTTAACAGTAACAGATCCTATAATAGGATTAAGTAGAGTAGCAGCTACAACTACAGGCAATGAAACAATAATATTGGCATCAGATTCTAGTATTAGATATTTGTATTTAAAACATACCGGAGTTGATGCAAGTGATGCTGCAGTAACATCAACATTAGAAGTTGAAATAGAAAATGGAAAATCTTTTGGAGAATTAAGTGCAGGTGAATTTATGTTTGTTCCAATAGGTCAAAATAGTGGTTCAGTTGCGGTACAATTAGAGGCTTCTGCAAGTACAATAGTTGCTGAATATGCTTTCTTTACAAAAGGATAATATATGTATAAACAAACCTTATACAAGGTTGTAACTCCAATTAAATTAAATACAATATCAAGACTTAATAAGTCTAAGAAATGGGAGTATGGTTATAACAAAGAACACGATGTTGTTGTAATTAGTAAGACCGGTCAGATTGGTGAGATATATGAGATACAAAATCTTAGGATAGCTTTACCGAAGCAAAGCAATGTTATTAAGTTTAAAAGTAATAAATGGGAGTACACTGAATACCCTAAAGAACTTAGTAAAATAAAAACAATCTTTGATTGGAAAACATACTCCAATGATTTTAAAGAAAAATATATAGAATACATAGAGAATGAGTTTAAAATTAGAGAGGAAGGTTTATGGTACTATAATAGGGGTGTTCCTACTTATATTACTGGCACTCATTACATGTACTTGCAATGGAGTAAAATTGACGTTGGAAAACCAGATTATCGTGAAGCCAATAGATTATTCTACATCTTTTGGGAAGCCTGTAAAGCCGACTTTCGATCTTACGGGATGTGTTATCTTAAGAACAGACGATCCGGCTTCTCATTCATGGCGTCTGGTGAAACTGTCAACCTTGCAACAATATCCAGTGATGCGAGGTACGGAATACTGTCCAAGTCCGGTCCCGATGCGAAGAAAATGTTCACCGACAAAGTGGTGCCTATATCCGTCAACTATCCGTTCTTCTTCAAACCAATACAAGACGGCATGGATAGACCAAAAACAGAACTCGCTTTTAGAGTTCCAGCATCAAAACTTACAAGACGGAGTATTACGAGCACCGACAGGACAGAGGATTTACAGGGCTTGGACACCACAATCGACTGGAAAAATACAGGAGATAACTCCTACGATGGAGAAAAGATCAAGTTATTGGTACATGATGAATCCGGAAAGTGGGAAAAACCAAACAACATCCTCAACAACTGGAGAGTCACAAAAACAACCTTAAGGTTAGGTAGTAGAGTTATAGGTAAATGTATGATGGGTAGTACATGTAACTCATCGGACAAGGGTGGTGGTAATTTTAAAAAACTATACAGAGATTCTGATGTCACCAAACGAAATAGAAATGGGCAGACTAGTTCTGGGCTTTATAGCCTTTTTATTCCTATGGAATGGAATTACGAAGGGTTTATTGATGAATACGGTCAGCCAGTATTTGATACACCTGAAAAAGAAGTTAAAGGACCTTATGGGGATTACATAGACATAGGTATATTAGAACACTGGCAAAATGAAGTTGATGGATTAAAAAATGATCCTGATGCATTAAATGAATTTTACAGACAATTTCCTAGAACAGAAGAACATGCCTTTAGAGATGAAACTAAGAATAGTATATTTAATTTAACAAAAATATACGAGCAGATAGACTATAATGAAGTTATGGAAAATAATGTTTCTATAACTACAGGCAATTTTCAGTGGATTAATGGAATTAAAGACTCTAAAGTAATATTTTACCCAGATCCAAAAGGTAGATTTAATATTAGTTGGATACCTCAAAATCATTTACAAAATAGAGTAATAGAAACTAATAATGGTAAAAAACCCGGTAACGAACATATAGGTGCTTTTGGATGTGATAGTTATGATATATCTGGTACTGTTGACGGTCAAGGTTCTAAGGGAGCTTTACATGGATTAACAAAGTTTTCTATGGAGGATGCTCCACCAAATAAGTTTTTTTTAGAGTACATAGCTAGACCTCAAACTGCTGAGATATTTTTTGAAGATGTATTAATGGCATTAGTTTTTTATGGTATGCCTATACTTGCAGAAAACAACAAGCCAAGACTTCTTTATTATTTAAAAAGAAGGGGTTATAGAGGTTACTCTATGAATAGACCAGATAGAGTTTGGAATAAATTATCTATAACAGAAAAAGAAATAGGTGGCATACCAAACTCTAGTGAAGATATGAAGCAAGCACATGCTGCAGCGATTGAAATGTATATACAAAATCATGTTGGTGCAACACCAGATGGTAGTTATGGAAATATGTTTTTTAATAAAACACTAAATGATTGGTCTAAGTTTGATATAAATAATAGAACTAAATTTGATGCATCTATAAGTAGTGGGTTAGCAGTTATGGCTTGTAATAGAAATTTATATACACCAGTTGTAAAAAGAGAAAAAGTAAAATTTGATATTGGCTTCGCTAGATACGAAAATAAAGGCATGTCATCTAAATTAATAAAACAATAATATGGCTCAATCAGGTATTAAAAGTTATTTCCCTAGTCAAGTAGTTGGTGATCTTGAAAAGATGAGTCAAGAGTATGGACTAAAAGTTGCTGAAGCTATACAAAGTGAATGGTTTTACTACACTGACTATGGTAGCGATAGATATAGAACAAACTTTGACAATTTTCATAGATTAAGATTATATGCTAGAGGAGAGCAATCTATACAAAAATATAAAGATGAACTGTCCATAAATGGTGATTTATCTTATTTAAATTTAGACTGGAAACCAGTACCAATTATTCCAAAGTTTGTAGATATAGTTGTTAATGGCATTGCTGAAAGAACTTATGATATAAAAGCATACTCTCAAGATCCATACGGTATTAGTAAAAGAACCGAGTATATGGAAGGCTTACTAGCTGACATGAGAACTAAAGAATTAAATGCTTTTACAAAAGAAGCATTTGGTGTTGATATTGCAAATACTCCAGAAGAAAAATTACCTGACTCAGAAGAAGAGCTTGAGTTGCACATGCAACTTACATACAAGCAAGCTATAGAAATAGCAGAAGAGCAAGCATTAAATGTACTGTTTGAATCAAACAAGTATGAACTTACAAAGAAAAGATTTTACTATGACCTTACTGTACTGGGTATTGGATGTGTTAAAAATACTTTTACAGAATCTGAAGGTATCAAGGTTGAATATGTTGACCCTGCTAATTTAGTTTATTCTTATACAGAGTCACCAAACTTTGAAGATATTTATTATGTAGGAGAAATAAAAACAATACCAATAAATGAATTAAAGAAAGAGTTTCCAAACTTATCTCAAGAAGATTTGGATGAAATACAAAAACAACCAAATAACACCTCTGCATATAATAATAAATCTTCTTACGATCAAAGTGATAATAATCAAATAGATGTTTTGTATTTTAACTACAAAACATACATGAATGAAGTCTACAAAATAAAAGAAACAGCTACAGGAGGAACTAAAGTATTAATTAAAGATGACACTTTTAATCCACCAACAGAAATTTTAGATGCTAACTTTGAAAAAGTTTCCAGATCTATTGAAGTATTATATGAAGGAGTTTTAATACTTGGTACTAAGATGTTACTAAAATGGGAGATGGCAACAAACATGATGCGACCCAAAAGCGACAATAGTAAAGTTAAAATGAATTATGCTATTGTAGCACCAAGAATATATAAAGGCAGAATAGAATCTTTGGTTAGCAGGATTACAGGGTTTGCTGACATGATACAATTAACTCATCTTAAACTTCAGCAAGTGATGTCAAGGATGGTTCCTGATGGTGTTTATCTTGATGCTGATGGCATAGCAGAAGTTGATCTTGGTAACGGAACTAATTACAATCCACAAGAAGCGTTGAACATGTTCTTTCAAACTGGTAGTATAGTTGGTAGGTCGTTAACTTCCGATGGAGATATGAATCCGGGTAAGGTACCTATCCAAGAAATAGCAAGTGGCAATGGTGGAGCTAAAATGCAATCACTAATAGGTAATTATAATTATTACTTGCAGATGATTAGGGATGTTACTGGATTAAATGAAGCAAGAGATGGCAGTACACCTGATAAGAATGCTTTAGTGGGTGTTCAAAAACTTGCAGCAGCAAACTCTAATACAGCCACAAGACATATATTACAATCTGGATTATTCTTAACAGCAGAAACTGCTGAATGTTTATCTCTTAGAATATCAGACATACTTGAATATTCACCAACAAGGGAAGCCTTCATACAAAGTATAGGTGTACATAATGTCGCTACTTTAGATGAGTTACACAATTTGCATCTACATGACTTTGGTATATTCTTAGAATTAGAACCAGATGAGGAGGAGAAGGCAAGGTTTGAAAATAATATACAGGCAGCTATTGCACAACAAGGTATAGACTTAGAAGATGCAATAGATTTAAGACAAATAAAAAACACAAAACTTGCAAACCAGCTTTTAAAAATTAAAAGAAGAAAAAAGTTCCAAAGAGATCAACTTGCTCAACAACAAAACATACAAGCTCAAGCAAACGCAAATGCTCAAGCACAACAAGTTGCTGCACAAGCTGAAATTCAAAAGCAACAATCTCTTGTCCAAATAAACTCTCAACTTGAACAGTTAAAAGCTCAGTTAGAAGCTCAAAAAATGGAGCAAGAAACATTTGCTAAGAAAGAGTTAATGCAATTAAAGTTTCAGTATGATTTACAATTAAAACAATTAGAAACAGTTGGGTTAAGTTCTAGAGAAAAACAAAAAGAAGATCGTAAAGATGAGAGAACTAAAATACAAGCATCTCAACAGTCTGAGTTAATTGATCAAAGAAAAAAAGATAAACCACCTAAAAACTTTGAATCAATCGATAATAATTTATTAGGTGACATAGTTTAAACAAAAAAAACAAAAACAAAATGAGTATACATTTCGGAACAGGATACGACTTTGGGCAAAATGGATCTGTATTTACAAACACTAATACACAGGTAGTTCCTCCAAGTGATCGTAAAATAATTGCAATACAATTTTTAGCAGATACTACATTTGATGAACTTTCTCCAACAGATGGGACTGCAGGTATTTGTGTGGGTGATGCTGCTAATGAAAAAGGTGCAGGGTCTACAGCGACATTTAATGGTACAGGTGCATCTGGAGGACAAATTATTAATGCAGCAGGTGATAGTAATTTAACAGTATTCCCTAAAGGAGCTACAATATTTGGTCGATGGGATAGTTTTACTATAGATGCTGATGCTGATGGTGGTGTAATTGCTTACTTAGGATATTAATGCCAACACTAACATTTAACATACCTGCTTCTCCTGCTGTATCTGCTGTTGCAATAGAAGATTACATGTGGGAACTTACTGAGAGTAACAATTTACAACCTCGTGATATAAGTCACGATTTTAATGAAATGTGGGATGTTGATGATAATGGTAATTTTATGCCGGGATCAACATTAAAACTAGAAGGGTATTATGAGTTAGACCCTGATGGAGACATAAGACCTAAATAAAATAAAAAAATATGGCAACAAAAAATATAGTACCCAGAGCTAATGGTGAAGGTGGAATAGGTACAGCTGCAAAAGGATGGGGTGGTGCATTTTTTACAAGCACAGCGACAAGCAGTTCTTCTGCAGGAGCAAAATTACAGCTTATATCCAATGATGGTGCTGTAATGGCTGACACTCATCAGTTAGGTATTATTGAATTTTTAGGTGCAGAGGACTCTAGTGGAA